ACTAGCTTATTGGACTTAGATATTACTTTAGATGACACATACGAATTATTTGAGAAATTAGCTGATATAGGAATATTTTCTACTGAGCCATTTGATTTTACAAACTTTTTTAAAAATATAAGCATTTACGACATATGATATTTGAGATTTACTTTTGGCTACTCATAACTTGGATGGTCAATCAGATTGCAATAGAATTCTACAATGGATTTCAACCTCTACTTTCTAAACACTGGTGGAGACAAAAGCTAATCTGTCCTAAGTGTACTGCATTCTGGGTAACATTAGCATTCACCCAAAACTTTGTAATAGCAGCATCGGTTTCGATGATTTTACATATATTGAACAAGACATTAGAAAATAACAACAACGAAATAACATTATGAAAAGAGAAGATATAATATTCAGTGCAGAGGATTTAAATTTTTTAAAAGCACTAAAATGAAAGGGTAAGATCACTACTAGAGCAGCATCTACAATTGAGGCTATCTTTCAAAAGATTGACCCTAACTATACTTTATGTAAAAGTTGTATGCCATCTATCTCAGGGGAAACTAATAGGCTTATATCTATGGCTGAGGGGTTCATTGGAATGGATTTAAAAGTTTATGATTCAGAGGTTGGATCTTCTTACACTGAAGAAAGTTTAAAGTCAATGAAAGCTGTAGACATCTTGAAATTAGTTAAGGAATCTACGGGACTGGATATTGACTTACCTAAAAATAAGAAAAAAGAAATAGTTGAACAAGCATTTAAGATGTTAAATAAATAAGATTATGAAAATAGTAGATACACCAGAAGATATTGCACAAGCCTATCATAAAATACTAGACGGTTTAGAAATGCCTGAAGATGTTAGAAGAGAAGGAAGACAGAACTGCGTTAGAGAAATAGAAAAGACTATTGCTAATTGCGTGGGAGCTAACTATGAAGGTACTGGTATGACAGATAGAGTATTCTGGACAGAGACATTAGAAGAATTTAAAGGAGGGTTAAAATAATGGAAATATTTAAAGAAATAGGGTTTAGGGCGTTGGTAGTATTTATTGTACTACCGTTCCTATTCCTTAAGTCTCTTTATTTTGTTATATTTACTAATCAAGAGGTTAGTGTTACAATAAAAGATAAAGAAAATGGCTAAGGAATTAACAGGAAAACAAAGGTCGGCTATTGATGCTTACTTTGAAACACAGAATAAAACAGAAGCGTGGAATCAAGTATACAATGTAGCTGGTAACTCTAATCGTGAGACTTGTGCTAAAAGGGCGCAGGAGTTGTTTAATTTACCAATGGTTAAAGCTGAGGTAAATAGAATACAAGGTGAACTTACAATGAATAAGGACTTTAGTAGAGCAATTATAGTTAAGAGGTTATCTTCTATACTAGATGACTACGAGAGATACAAGGTCATGGCTGAGGGAATTGATCCTAGTGATCCAGATCAGAGAGAGCACGTTAAGATTCTTGCTTCACTTGCAAAAGCTTCAGATGCATTAAATGCAATAAAACAAATTTGTAAATTGATGGGATTAGATGCGCCTGAGAAAGTTGATGTAAACCATACAGTTACGATTAATATTACCAAACCCACTGAAACTGACTGAGAGGTCAAAAACGGGTAAAAAATAAAAATAAAAATGGAATTGAATATTGAAACATACAAAGAGGCTAGACCTACTATTATAAAGTATAGTGGAGAAGATATGAAGTTAGTGCATTGCATTGACGTACTAGACCACAGAGAAAGCAACCAAGAAGGATTGTTTAACATTTACATGCTGATAGCCTATATTGACGGCAATCTATCAGAGAGAACATATCTAGGTAGTGTAGAGCAAGAAGAAATAGGTGGTGTAATCACTACTATTTACACACCTTTGGAATTAATTTAAAATAATATTATGAGTCTTGATATAAATTTTTCTCCGACACCACGCCAATGGGAAATGTTTGAAGCGTTTGAGGATAGTGTTACTACTGAAATACTGTTTGGAGGAAGTGTTGGTTCAGCGAAATCGTATGGATTATGTTCACTCATAGCAATAAAGTGTTTGCAATATCCTGGAATTAGAGTTTTACTTGGTAGAAAAGTATTGAAAGATTTAAAGAAGACTACATTGGTTTCACTGTTTGAAGTGTTTAAGGACTTTGGTTTGAAGACTACTGATTACAACTACAACCAGCAAGCTAGTGAGATTACTTTCTCTAATGGCTCTGTTATTATACTGGCTGAGTTAGCATTCCTACCATCTGACCCTTCATTTGAAAGGCTTAGAGGAAACTTATTAACGTTTGCGGCTATAGATGAAGCTTCTGAGATTAGTAAAAAAGCTAGGGAGATTGTAGCATCAAGATGTGGTAGATGGAGAAATACTGAGCATGATGTTAAACCTGTACTGTTGTTAACCACTAACCCTTCTAGAGGACACTTAATGGATGACTTCTATACTCCTTGGTCTGAGGGTAATTTGAAGCCGCACAGGATGTTTATTCAAGCACTACCAAAAGATAATCCATACCTACCACAAGCTTATATAGATAATTTAAGACTCACACTGTCTACAGCAGAATACAAAACATTAGTACTAGGACATTGGGAATGGTCAGCTAATTTAGATTGTTTAGTTACTTATGAAGAGGTAACAAATATGTTTGACTATGCCGAACCTGAGCAGTATAACAAGACTTGGTATCTTAGTGTAGATGTAGCATTCTCTTCTGATAAGTGTGTCATAGTCGTGTGGAATGGAGACGATGTTGTACGTATTATTGATTTACCGAAGAACATTAAGCCAGAAGATAAAATAAAAGAGTTGGCTGAGAAGTATAATGTAGTAGAGAAGAACATTGTTATAGATGTTGTAGGAGCTGGGTTATACCTTAAGAACTACTTTCCAAAAGCTTATCAGTTTAATGCTGGTGGTAAAGTGTTGGGTAAAGATCCTTATGAACATTTAAAAACAGAAACATATTGTAAACTTGCTGACAAGATTGGTGAGGGTGGTATCAGGATACATGCAGGGAAGTACAGAGAAGAGATTACTACTGAATGTATGCAACTTATAACACTACCAGCTGAAATGATCGGAGGTAAGATTAAGATGATACCTAAGAAACAGATTAAGCAGAACATCGGACACTCACCAGATTTTCTAGATGCACTTTCAATGAAGATGGTATTTGATTTAAAACCTACATTCAGACAAGCTTTTTAAGGTATGTCCCTTGACGGTTATTAAAGTTATTGGTATTATGTATCAAGTTAAAAATTAAATAACAAACAAAATCAAATGAGCAATTTAGCAAATACAAGAAAGTGGCAAGTAACTGGATCTAAGGAGAATAAGAAAATGTTTTTATCTTTACTCTTAGAAAATGGAATTAAGTCTTTCAACGGTAGGAAAACTGCTGAGTATATTATCGGTGGTGGAGCTATCATTAAGAGTGTAGACCTTAACAGAAAAGGAGATACAGGTACATTCTTTATTAGTGCGGATAACCTTGATAACACTATAACACACTTTAATCTAGATCATTGTGATGTAGAATGGGTTTTAGAATTTGTACTAAAACAAAAGTAAATAATAATAAGTTCAAATAAAAATACTATATTTAAGATTATGGAAAACATTACAGTAAAGACTAGTTGGTCTGATATTAACCTTAGAGAATTCATGGAAATCTCTGAATTAGAAAATGATGAAGCGCTGAAAAGCACAGTAATTGCAAAGAAAGTGAAGTTATTAGCTTCTATCTCTAATGCTACTTATGATGAAATACTAGATCTTGATAGAAGTTCTTTAAGTGTTCTTATTGAAGCTACTGACTTCTTACACAGTGACCCAGAGATTAACATTAACCCTACATTCAAAGTAGATGGTATAGAGTATATGATGATGCCTGATTTAGATCAGATGACTGCTGGTGAGAGTATCTCATTAGAGCAAGTACTATTGTCTGCAGAAGATACCAAAGGAGCTATTATAGCTGACTTATTACCTATACTGGTAAGACCTGTTGTACGTACTGTAGACCCGGAGTTTTCAGATAAGGTAGTCTTAAAACTAGAGAAGTTTGATACTTCAAAGCTTGCTTCGAGGAGGGAGTTATTCTTAGAAAAACTTAATGTCCCTTTTTTCATGGGTATTTTGAAAAGTATCTCAAATGGAGAGACTTCGTTCGAGAAAGTAATCCAATCTTATTTGGGAGCAGCCAGAAGTATACCGCAGAAGGGGAAAGTGAAGAAGAAATAAAACCATCAGATCCATTCGCTTGGATTAAATTTATAGATGCATTGTGTGATGGTGATATACTTAAACACGATGCATTTTTTGAGCTTAATTACATATACGTTCTGAATGTGCAAAGTATGAGAATACAAAAAGCTAAAGAAGAATAGAAGATTAGGAAACAAAATACTAATTAAAATATATAAAAACAAACTATGAACAAATCATTAAATAATGTCACTGACAGATTAAAGCAGTTGGCTGAAGACCATCACATGATTAATGACTTTGGGTTAGGTGACACATCTGACATTGGTGCTAGTAAAGATGAAGCAAGAGAGCTTACTTATCCCTACCTTTGGGTAGATTATGCTGAGACTAAATATGCTTTCGGTAATAACAGAGGAATAGGTTACAAGATCTATACAATGAGTGTGTTAGTGGTAGATAAAATTACTCCTAATGTATCTAACTCAACTGAGGTAATGAGTGACACAGAGGGCATCTTAAGTGATGTTATTCAGTTTATCTCTGTTGACAAAACATTAAGGGATTTTAGAATTGAAACTGCAGATATTACAGCTGAACCAGTTAGTGATGAAGATAAAGATGGTGTAGAAGGATGGGTAGCACGTATACCCTTTAAAATTCCTTATGCATTCTGTGCAAGTGAATTACCATTTGTAGGGCAGACGTCTCCTCCAGCACCTAGTGATTGTGTTGCTGAGAATTCTGATGCTTCATACAGTCAATCTATAGCTCCAGGTGCAACTTTAATTTTACCTGATTCTGTAATTACTGTAAACGGAGATAGCTTTACGTTACTTCCAGCTACTATTGATTTGGATATTGATGTTGTGGATAGTTTAGACGCTGCTGTAGGGACTGTTGTAGGTACAGATGTAATTATAGCTGACTCAGCTTTAACAAACTCTGACGGGTCGTTTAACGATACAGTTGTAGCAGAAGGAACTAAAGTCTTGTCTGATATCACTATTACACTAAATGGAGGAGATACTATAAAAACTAGTCCTTCAGTAATCAATGTAGATATTGAAGTAGAAGATACAGACGGTACTACAGGAGTAGGATCTGTAGTAGGGGGTAAAATTATTGTACCTGCTGGCGGTGGTTGTTTAGATGCTACTAGTATAATAAAAGATAGTTTAGGCGCAACATTATACACTAATTCAATTGTTAGCGGTGCAACGAACAATCAAACAATAACAGACGGCGCAAACACTTTAAACGGTGGAGCAGTTAGCGGTATAGTTGCACAAGGTACAAAGGCGATTACTTTAAAAGATACTTTGGGTGCAACAGTAGCGCCTACAATTACAACAGATACAAAAACAAATTTAGATTTAGTTATATCTATACCGTCAGGAGTGTCTAGTAGTGTACTAATGACTGGGCAAGATATAACATACGCTACTAATGATGATGGTGCAAGGTTTTTAGCAGGCGAATATTCAAGCGTAATACTTGCAGACATAAGCGACTTTTACACTTTAGTTGATAATAACGAATGGGGACACAAAAAAAGGTTCACGGGAGACACTGGAGGTTACATGGATGAATCTACTGGTATTTGGTATGATATTAACGGTGTCTTAACAACAAAAGCACTCGCACTACCTAATAGTATTATTCGTGATTACATGAATAGAAGGCGTTGGTACACGTCACGTTCAGGGTCTAGGTCATGGGCAGACTGTTTATTACTTGTTCAAACAGAATCAAGAGGTGGTGAAACTGATTGGATGTGTCCAAATAAATCAGAATATGAAAGTTTAAGTTCTTCTAGTTCTTTGTCCCCTACATATATAGACTCTAGGATATTCAATTGGCCAAGCTTTCTCATGTGGTGTTCATCAACTATAAAAACTGATATACTGCGTTCGCCTAGATATTCATCAGGGAGCGATACTTGGTCAAGTCAGCCAAAAATTGTCTCCGCCTCAAACGCATACGTAAAAATATTTTAAAATAAAAACAAGATTATGATTTTAGCATATAAAGATTTAACAGAAGTGGAAGGAATAATCTACACCTTTGACGAAGACAATAACGAGGTAGAGACAGTAGGTATGGTTTTAGCTAACCCTACTAACACCATTACAATAATGGAAGGATTAGAGCTAGGGAGCCCTAAAATGGAGATCATGAGTGTGTTCTACAACCTTAAGACAAACGAGTTCAGTATTGAAGTTCACTTTTGGGAGACTAAGCATAGACACTCAAGAAACTTTAATACTGTAAACGCAGCTCCAGGAAGTTTGACTATGGAAGCAATAATGGCATTTGTAGCTTCACATCCTATATTATCACAATTTAAACCTGTAGCATAACATGGCTATTAGGAATAGATACGACGAAGGTATAAAAGATCTATCTGACGATTACGGTGAACTACTTGTAAAGACTTTAAGAGGCAATCTAAGAGAGCTTGGTAAGCATGCAAGTGGTTCACTTATCGACAGTATATTTCATGAGGTTAGAACAGACGGGGATAAGTCTGTTATACTGCTTAAGGCTAACGATTATCTGGGCATTGTAGACAAGGGACGTAAACCAGGTACATTCCCTAATATGGCAGCATTGAGTCGTTGGGCTACTGTTAAAGGTATCAGTCAGAGAGCAGTGTATCCAATAGCTAAGAAGATATCCGAGAGAGGTATAACCAAAACCAACGTAATTAGTATAAGTATCAACGAGGTTCAAAGAATTTTCTTACCTTCATTTGAGAAGGAGATGGCCAAGTTAGTTGGTGTAATACTGGTTAACGACATCTTTAATAAGACTAACACACTTGGGCAAATGATCCCTAAAAATTTAAGATAACATGAGTCTAACTATAAACAGCACCCCTAACGAACATCACCCAATATGGACACCTATGATGTTCTTAGTGACCTCTACTAACAATACTGAAACAAACATGAAAGTGGTGTTCAATATTACAGTAGGTGGAGAAATACGTAAAGTAAAAGTCTCACCCAGACCTAATGATCAAAAGATAGAGTTTGATATTAGTTCACATTTAAGAGATTTTCTGGATCTCGATTCTTTCGTACCTACCACATTTGGGCCAACTATATTAGCTCCTAGTGTTGAATACACAGTGTATATGCACGAGGAGTATATTGATAGCACTACGGGGCAGATCGTGAATGGGGCTAACAGTGCATCGGTTGATTATGTGGCTACTAACATAGTATTGAACAGGTCTGAGGAATTAGTTTACACTGAAAGTAAATGGGTTAATGACAAGGTTGCAGGTTTACCGATCAATGGTGACATACTTTTAAACTCACATGAAGAGTCTACTTTTTACACTGATGATGTAATATGGGTACACATGGTAGGTAAAGGTTATGATGCACAAAGAAAGTTTAGAATTAGAGAATATAACTCTGCTGGTTCCGCTGTGGCTACACATCCTGTACATCAAATGACTAGTACTAACTCAGAGGCTCTCTATTACAAGCTTGACCTTAGCACTATAACTTTCAATGCAGCTACAGTTAAGATAGGCTTACAAGTGCTCGCTGATGATTTAGGGCCACTTACTAATGAGAATAAGTTTACAGTTAAAGAAAGAGAATGTTTACCTTATGAGAACATGAGGTTGGTGTATATGGATAAATTAGGTTCTTACAATACTATCTCTTTGGAATATATGTCTCATGAGAATGTAGAGATAGAGTCTAAGAGTTTTAGAAAGAGAATAGATCCTTTTTCAGACAGTTCTTTTACAAGAGGTTTACAGACTTACTTTAAACAAGCTACTGAGAGGTACACGTTAAACACTGGAAATTTAAACCAGTACGATATGAAGAAGTTTGAGGACATGTTGTTGAGCAACAAGGTGTTACTAGATGTAAGGTCTAACTCAGACGAGAAGTTTGATGGTATGCAGTATGTGCCTTTGGTTGTTAACACTAACACTATGAAGAGGTTTAAATCGCAAAACGGAGAAATCGCTCAATACACAGTTGATTGTGAGATAGCTTATGAAATGAACCTTCGTAGGCGATGATAAACATTAAAATATAAATTATGAATAAACTTGTTGCAGGCTTGGAAGACCAAAAAGTAGAGCTGGATTTAGGGTCAGATGTTACAGTACCGTTAACCTTTGTAATGGCCGACATAAAGAACCCAAGTTCAAGATCCGGCTCTTATTCAAAAACCATAGAGTTACCAGGCACTCCAATCAATAATCAAGCGTTTGGCGGTATGTTTGATGTAAACTCTACTTACGATATATTCAATCCTAACGTTAGGACTAGATGTATCCTTACAGTAGGAAGTAAAGAGGTGTTGTTTGGTTACTTACAGCTTAAAGACGTGGTTGTAAATGACTTAGGTGACATCACTTACAAGGTAGTTTTATTTGACTCTACTGTTGAGTTCTACAATGACTTAGATAAGTTACTTGTAGTAGGTAATACAAGCTATGATGACGATATTAAGTTCAACGATGAGTTAGCTGCTGGTATAAGTAGAGATACTTTGATGAATATGAACCACTTATACGAATCAAGTAACATATTTGACTCATGGACTGGGGCTGCTGCACAATGGGATACTAGAGGTTATTACTACCCACTGTTGTACAATACAAAAGCACACCACTTAGTAACTGATTTTCAGCCTGCTATCTACCATAAGACGTTGTTAGATTCTATTGTAAGACACCACGGGTATACATGGTCAGGGTCTTTGAAGGACAGTTTAAGATACGAAAGAGAGATTATACCTTACACAGGAACAGCGCCTCTAATTAGCGAGGATGAGGCTAATAGTAAGACTATGAAAGTAGGTGTACCTGTTGTTGGTAACGGTGTTGTTTTAGGTACTTATGTTCCTGCAGACCCTACTAATTACTGGGGAGATATAACTTCAAGTTCTAATGGTTTAGTCATGTCAGGAGAGACGGGTGTATTCAGTGACTCTAATAGTGTTTGGAACGCTGTAGGTACTTACACAGCTCCTACAAATGGACGTTATACTTTCAAGCACCAGATAAATGGGTTATACTTTTTAGAGTACGCTGATAATGGTAATCCTATAACTAGCGCACCATTAAGTTATGAAGTTGATGTGACTTTAATTGCTGATGTTTACAATGCTGTTGGGACGTTACAATACTCAACACTGGGTGTTAATGTAGGAACTGGTACAGCTACTTTAAATAACAACAATCCTGCTGGTAACTACTCGGCTAATGCTTTCATTAATAACGCAACTCCAACTACATTTATAGTAGACGGTGCGCCAAACTATGCTCCTGCTCAAAACTACTTTGAACTACAGACTGGTTGGGAAGTTAGATGGAGAGTAGGATTTGTTAGTGAAGGGTTAAAAAGAAATAATGGTAGTGTGTATCAAGGTGGTACGGTCGATGTAACTAAGGTAGGATTCAGGTTAGCTGGGACTGGTTATGGTATGTCAAACGATTCTTTCCTAGAGGTAGAGCCTACTAGAGACGCTATTGGTGAATGGGGAAATATTGAGTACAAGGAGTTTATACCTAAAAAATTAAAACAAACAGATATTATAAATGATTTGATTGCAAGGTACAACTGTTATATTTACTCAAACCCTGAGAACCCTAATGACATAGTATTTGATATTGCTGAGGAGTTTTACAAGGGTGGGCCTGTAGTTGACTGGTCTTATAAGAAAGATAACGACAGTAGAGACACTATCACTATGCTAGGAGAGCAGCAGTCAGCAAAATTATTACTTACCTATAAGAAGGGTAGTGATGATTGGAATAAGGCTTACTTTGATGCTACTAGCGAGGTGTATGGTCAGTATGAATATGATTTTGACAGTGCTTTTACAAAAGGTACAAAGAAAGTAGAGACTCCATTTGAAGCTACACCTCTTGTTAGACAGACTATAGCCACAACTCAGACAGCGCCAGGGTTTATCAGTAATGATGTAAATGCACAACTTGTAGGATCTCCTAGCCCTATTGTACCAGCTTTAACTGCTAGCGATACTAAGGCTAAGTTTAGGGTGTTATATGCATCTACTACTTTACAAGATCCTTTCGGTATGACTGCAGGTAGCTCTTACTTTTTGTTGTACTACTTACAGAATAGTACTGATACTACTTTTACAGTGAAGAAGGATAACTTAAACTACCCCTACGCTGGTCATTATAACTCACCTACTCAAGCCGGTTTAGCTGGTACTGATTGGGAGAGTATTAACTTTGGAGATTTAGCTTTTAAAGATCCTTATTTAGGTACGTCTCAACCATCTATCACGTTACAAAACCTGTACTGGAGAACTACTTTAGATCAGATTGCTAACGGTAGGATGCTTAAAGCTAAGTTTAACCTTACTGCTGAGGATATGGAGTTCTTGAGACTTCACCCTAACATGAAGATATGGGTTAATAACAAGTACTGGAGAGCAAATAAAGTTAATTTTGAGGGTAATGACAACCTTAGAGAGTTGACCGAGGTAGAGTTAGTAAGTATTGAAGCCGGTTTAGCTTTAGATCCTGCACCTATTGTCGATCCTGGTGAAGGAGTCTTTGGGGATGGGACGCTAGATCGTGACAGGAGTCAAGGCTTAAACAACACTATAAGCGGCTCTGGTAAACATATTGTTCTTGGGGATGACAACTATATTGGCAAAGAAACTAATAACATTAAAATCTACGGAGATAGAAACCTTGTAAGTGATAGAAGTGTAAATGTTTCCATCACGGGTAATGACGTTAAAGTAAGAGGTTCAAATGTAACTGTGATAAATACAGATAATGTGACTGTAGTTTCGGATAATATCACTATTATTGACAATGTATTATATGCTGGCGGAGAAATAGTTAGGCTGTATAACACTGTAGATGGTGGGTTAGATGAGATCAGGTCTCGTGGAGCAAGCTCTAAGGAAAACCTAGTAGACGGTGGATTAAATAAAAATGACGATATATTCTCAGAATCTAAAATAAAGATGATAGACTCTGATAAAGGTGAAACCAACGAAATATAAATAAAATGGGAAGAGTTACGCTAGATGCGAAAATGAAAATTAAAAGAAGCACTGTACTAGGGGAAGTCCCTACTATTGGGCCTAGTGCTGATCACACGGATGGTACGTGGTCAGCCACAAACATATACTCTGGAGAGTTGTTTCTTAATGAGGCAGATTCTAGACTATGGGTAGGTGCGGGAGCTGAAGTAAAAGAGTTGTCTATTAGCGACAAAACAGAAGTTTACACTGTACTCCCCGGATGGGATATGTCTACTGACAAGAGCCTTACCATAACTCATGGGCTAAGTTCTGATGAGTGGTTAACTATCAGAAACGTTACAGTAATGATCTTAGATGATTCTGGTGCTAACATGAACGATTTCTTGGCTTATGGAGACGACACTTCTATTAGAATAACTGCTACTCAAATTATCATAAGCAGAGAAGATGGGATATTTTTTGATACAGGTACTAGCCACAATGACAGTGCAGTAACTAGAGGATTTTATGGGTACACTTACACTAAGGATTAGTGTATCAATTATATATATAAATAAACACAAAAACACAAAAACGTAAATTCTATGGACAATTTAGAAAATCCGTATTTAATTTCAGGGGGTGACAAAACAATGTCATTAACTAGGAAAGCAAATACTGAATCAGGAGCATCTTTACAGGTGGTTTTAGACAATACCTTTAATGGTACTACTTCTACAGCTAGACTTAAACAGTCAAATAGCTTAGATTTAGATGAAGCTAATTGGAACTACTTACCTGAAGAAGCACTAACATTAGTAAAAGGATCTAATCTTTTACAAACAAACTCTTTTACTTGCAGGTTTATTGCAATAGAGATTACAGTGGGAGATGCTAATTTAGGTACAGCTACTTTTCACATGAACTTTCAAAACATATAAGAAATGAGCAGACAGGAACAGAAATTAGTAAGTCTTTCAGGTGATTCAGGTACAACTCCTGAAAACAAGGAAACATTAAAGTACTTCAGATATAACCCAACTACAAACAGGTTAGAAGCTGATAGAGCTGTAGAAACAACTCTTAACTCTTTATACTTAGGAGGACAGCATAAGATGTCATCTGGTGGTGAGAATATATTTTTCACTAACTTTAACAGTGAAATTAACTACTTTCCTATGTGGGGTGGTATTAAAGACCAGAGTGTAATTGCTAACAGAGATGCTACAGGTGTTATACAACCTAGTGGGAGAGTTTATGATGAAAACGTCACAGAAGTAGAAACAGCTGGACCAGCAGCAGCGCCAGGAAACAACGTATTATACCAAGCATCTGCTACAGTATTTAGTGATCAATCAGTTTATGGTGGTTGCTTTATAGCTGGTGAAGTAATACTAGCTACAGATGTTTTATTTTATGAAGTTTTTGAAGGTACTGATAGTACAGGTAGAAAACTTTATGAGCAAACCTTAACTGGTGTAGCTTTAGGAGTAGATCAAGCTTATGATTGGTTTTATGATCACCCATTAGAAGGTAAATCTGGTCAAGTTATATACTTTAGAGTAACTAAGTCTGACTCAGAAGATGGTGTTAAAACTTTACTAAGTGTAAGAGAATCTGCTGCAGTGCCAGGAGTTAATTATGCTAAAGCATATTTCAGAAACTTTATAGATAAAGATTTAGCCTTTAAAAGTGATATAGATGCCTTAGTTGCAGGTTCTACTTACAAAGGTGCTTACAATGATACTACAAGTTTGCCTTCTTTACCTACAGGATCAGACTCTTTAGGAGACTTTTATAGAGTAAATGTTGCAGGTTCTAATTATGCTATTGGAGATATTCTGATATTTAACGGTACTGATTATGATCACATACCAGAATCTTCTATTACACAAACTGATTTAGTTGCATCTTCTATTAAAGTATATGATGTGTATGTTAAAGCTGGATACTCTGGAGCTGTTAAAGATGGTTCTATATTGTACCCTTACTCAGATATATCTGTTGCTGTAGATGCCGCTAATGATGGAGATACAATCTATTTAGATGGTATATTTAATATAAGTGCTGAGATAGTATTACCTTCAGATAAATCATTAACATTTGTTGGTGCTGATAATACTACTATACAATACGTTTCTTATGATGCTTCTAATGGAGATGTTATGTCATTTGATGGAGATGGTACAAAAAAATTGATATTTAAAAACATCATCTTTAAAAATGCTGGTGGTTATGGTTTGTTAATTAAAAAGACAGACACTGTAGAGCTTAGAAACTGTAAGTTTTACAACAACGGATGGAACGGTACAGCTTTAAACACTGTTTTACCTTCTTCTATTTCTGGGGTACTAGGTTATGACTCTACTCAAGCTGAATTACAAGCTTTCTATGCAGGAGTTAATGCTTCAAATGGTGGAGCTGTTAGGATACAAGAATGTACTAAACCATTAATTAGAGAATGTAGAGCTGAAGGAAACTTGAGAGGTTTTAGGTTACAAGATTCTGGTATAAATGGTGGTGGTTTTGTAATTGAAAATCAATCATTAAATAATATAGAATCTGGTATTTATATTGCAGCAGGTGCTTTAGGTGGTTGCCAAAATATTACAGTAACAATTAACTACTCATCTTATAATGCTAACAACGGATTACTAGTTATCGGTGGAATAAACAACAAGTTTTCTCAAAATGAAGTTAACGGTAACTGGAATGCAGGTTTTTGTGCTTGGGGTGCATCTAACGTAACTCTTAGAGACTCCGGATTATACGATAATAACAGATCACAGTACAATGGTATTGGTAATGTTGGTGATGCTAAGGCAAGTATTCAAATAAATGATGCTTATTCTTTCATACCTACACAAATAGCTTACAATCCAGCATTCAGATTTATTGCTGAGATATTAGATACGCAAGTACATTACACAGGTTTAGGTTCAAATACTGAAAAGATTGGATTCTTAATGACTAGTGGAATGGGTAACATACCAGATAACGATAAGAACATTATTAAAATTGATGATGTTGGTTTCATAGGACAAGATTACGCAGTTGATTTAAG